CAAGCAAAAGAAATACTTCCGAAAGGATCTATTATTGTGTTTCCTTCATTTGTATGGCATAGAGTTAAACCTGTAACGAAAGGAGTGCGATATTCATTAGTCATGTGGAATCTTGGATATCCGTTTAAATAATGCAAATAACAGAATATTTTAAAACACCAATATGGATTGAAGACAAACCAGAGTTTGTTAAATCCTTAAACAAAGCATCTAATCAATATATTAAAGATGCTAAAAAAAGAGAAAAAGAATTTATTAAAAAGCATGGTGACTTTGGAAGAAGTTATCATTCAACACCACTTACTATGGATAATCGATTTCTAGATTTTAGAAATTATATTGGTCAAAAATCTTGGGAGTTTTTAGATTGGTGTGGTTTTGATATGCAACAATATCAAACTATGTTTAGTGAGTTATGGGTACAAGAATTTGCTAAAAATGGTGGTGGTCATCATTCAGCTCATATCCATTGGAATCAACATGTATCAGGATTTTATTTTTTAAAATGCTCTGATAAAACTTCTTATCCAATATTTCATGAACCAAGAACAGGTGCACGAGCTACAAAATTAAAAATGAAACCTGGCAATGGTGTATTTCATGGAACTGAATTAGTACATTTTAAACCAAAGCCAGGCACACTTATAATCTTTCCAGGATACATGGAACATGAATATGCGGTCGACTTTGGTGTAGAACCATTTAGATTTATCCATTGGAACATTCAAGCTGTACCGAAAGAGATGGCTAAAGATGTCGTTTAAGAAAAACAAATATACAGTAATTAGAAAAGCAATAGATAAAGATCTAGCTGCATTTGTTGCAAATTATTTTGCTATGAAAAAACAAGTATTAGATACTTGTCGTCAAGCACGATATATTTCTCCCTATGAAACTTTATTAGGTTACTATGAAGGACAAGATGAACAGATTCCAAATACCTATTCTTCATATTCAGATATAGCAATGGAAACATTATTATTAAAATGTCAACCTGTTATGGAAAAAGCAACAGGATTAAAATTATATCCTGCATATACTTATGCAAGAATCTATAAAAAAGGTGATGAACTTAAAAGACACAAGGACCGATTTAGTTGTGAAATCTCTACGACTATGAATTTAGGTGGAGATGACTGGCCAATATATTTAGAACCATCTGGAGAGATAAATAAAAAAGGTATTAAAGTAGATTTAAAACCAGGAGATATGTTAGTTTATTCTGGTTGTGAACTAGAGCATTGGCGAGAAAAATTCAAAGGACAAGAATGCATACAAGTATTCTTACATTATAACAATCGTAAAACTCCAGGCGCTAAAGATAATATGTTTGACAAGCGTCCTCATTTAGGTCTTCCATCTTGGTTTAAACGATGATATAACCCTATGATGGGTGCAGTGGCACCACCACATACCACACCACTGCATCCTTTATAAGGATTTATATTATGTTTTTTGGCGGAACTTCATTTGCGGCAGCCCCATTTGCAGATCCAGGATTTAATCCAAATGCACTGGCTAATGTAACAGGAATAAGAATTAATGCAGCAACAGGTACTGTAGGTGTAGCTGCGGATGCTAATTTTAGTGTTACAGGTAATCGATTTAATTTAGCAGATGGAACAGTGGGTGTTGCAGCAGGAGCAAGTGCTGCTTTAACGGGTAATCAATTTAACTTTAATACTGGAACAGTTGGTATTGTTGGTAAAGCCAATGTAGCTGTTACAGGTCAACAATTTAATTTCACAATTGGTAATGTAACTATTGCAGCAGATGCAACAGTTCTTGTTAATGGTAATCGAGTTAATATTACAACAGGTAATCCTGTTATTGTTGCAAATGCATTAATTGCATTAACAGGTTCAGGTCTTGATTTAGCAACAGGTATTGCTCAAAGTAAAGTTAATATTCAAGCTCCAGTAACCGGTAATGCATTTGATTTAACTTTAGGAAATGTAACGACAACTGCTGCAGCAGTAGTCTTGCCTAACGGATCAAGAGCTAATTTTACTACAGGAACCGTTACTATATCTGCAGATGCAAACTTCTCTGTAACAGGATCAAGAGCTAATTTAACAATTGGTAATGTAACTACTAAAGCAAATGCTACAGTTAGTGTTACAACAAATAGACAAAATTTATCAACTGGAGTTGTGACGATTACTGCAGCAGCAACCGCTTTACCTACAGGTCAAGAATTAGATATAGCAACATCAAGTATCAACGTTAAAAAATGGGATGGTATTGTACCTGGCGCAAGTCAAGTATGGACCCCTATTCAAACATCATTAGGAAGTTAATATGTTATTTGGAGCAACCACATTTTCACAAGCAGCTTTCGCCGATCCAGGTGGAGTCAGTGTTCAAGTTGTATTAAATGGTCAAAGGTTAAACTTTGCTATAGGTAATGTTGTAATTCAAGGTAAATCAATTGTTTTACCTACTGGACAAAGAGTAGATTTAGCTACAGGTAATGTACAAGTAGTATTAGGTCAAACTGTTCTTGTTACAGGTGAAGAATTAGCGCTTGCAAACAATGTAGTTAATGTGATAAACTGGAACCCAATAATTCCAGGTGCAACTGGTGTATGGATACCAATTGATCCAGAGAACCCATAGGAGAATAAATGGCATCAAGTACGTCGAATGATTTAAAATTAGAACTCATAACCACAGGTGAAAAATCTGGTACATGGGGAACTATTACTAATACTAACTTACAAATTTTAGAACAAGCAGCTTCAGGTTATTTATCTTTAGCAGTAGGACCAAGTGATGTAGCATTATCACTTGCAAACTATGCAACATCAGATGGGAAAAATTTATATTATAAACTTACTGGTACTTTAACTGCAAATAGAACGGTGACTATGCCGGACTCTGCTGAAAGAGTATTTATTGTAGAAGATGCAACTAATCGATCTTCTTCTAGTTTTACTTTAACTGTGAAAACAGTTTCAGGAACAGGTTTAACTTTACCAGTAGGTTCAACTACAGTTTTATACTCTGATGGAACTAACATTACCGGTAAATTACAAACTAAAGGTTATATCACACCAGCTGCAACTTATACTACAGTTAATGGTGATCAAGTTTTAGTAGATACATCAGGAAGTGGTATTGGAGCACCTGTTACAATTAATTTACCTGTATCACCAAACATAGGTGATGAAGTTCATTTTATAGATAGTGGTAATAACCTTGCATCAAACAATTTAACAATCGGTAGAAATGGTTCTAACATTTTAGGAGCTGCTTCTGACTTAGTTGTTTCTACTAACACAGCAGCGTTTACTTTAGTCTATGTAAATGCAACTAGAGGCTGGGCATATAAAGATAACGTATAGGGGCTGATAGATGGCTCTAATAGATTTTAAAGTTCTACCAGGAATAGACAAACAGAATACAGATTCTGGAGCTGAGTATCGTTGGGTCGATTGTAATAACGTTCGATTTAGATATGGTTTACCAGAAAAAGTTGGTGGTTGGGCTTCACTAGTTACAGATACTATTGTTGGTGTAGCAAGAAGACAATTTGCATTTGTTGATATTTCAGGAAACAGATACGTTGCAATTGGTACAGATAAATTTTTACTTATTTATTTTGAAGGTCAACTCTATGACATCACTCCATTAAAAGCTACCTTAGCTTCAGCAACAATTGCTACAACTAATGCTTCAGCAGTTTGTAATATTACAACAGGAACTAATCATAATTTATCATCAGGAGATATTGTTTTATTAGATAATGTAACTTTACCTGGTGGCACTGGATATACTGATGCAGATTTTGAAGATAAATTATTTCAAGTAACAGGTATTGTTTCTGCAACAGAATTTACAATTACTCAATCTACTAATGCAACTGCAACAGTAAGTACAGGTGGTAGTATAGATATTAAACCTTATGAACCAGTGGGTCCGGCTGCACAGTCTTATGGTTATGGTTGGGGTATTGATACTTGGGGCAGTGGTGCTTGGGGCGAAGCAGCTTCAGCGTCTGACGTGAGTCTAGAACCAGGCCTCTGGAGTCTAAGTAATTTTGGTCAAGTATTAGTTGCAACAATTGCAAACGGAAAAACATTTACATGGAACTCCGGTGATGCTGCAAGATTAACAACAAGAGCCTCAACTACAACATCAGGATTTGCAACAACTAGTAATCCAACAGCAACCAGGATTACTTTAGTTTCACCAACAACAAGACACTTAATTCATTTAGGAACAGAAACTATTATTGGTGATACTACATCTCAAGATGATATGTTTATAAGATTTTCTGATCAAGAAAATATTAATGAATATACTCCAACTGCAGTTAATACTTCTGGATCACAGAGATTACAAGATGGTACTAAAATTGTAGGTGCTTTAAAAGCAAAAGAAAATATTTTAGTTTGGACTGATAATGCTTTATATACCATGAAATTTGTTGGTGCTCCTTTCACATTTGGTTTTGAACAGGTGGGTACTAACTGCGGATTGATTGGTAAAAATGCAGCTGTTGAAATAGATGGTGTGGCATTTTGGATGTCTTCTAATGGTTTCTTTATGTTTGATGGTACTGTTAAATCAATGCCATGTTCTGTTGAAGATTACGTTTACGATCAAGCAGATACTACAAAAGGACAACAAGTATATGCAGGTTTAAATAATCAATTCACCGAAGTAACTTGGTATTATCCTTCAACCAATTCAGAATATAATGATCAATACGTTGTATTTAATTATGGTGAAGCAGTGAAAGGTGGAGTTTGGTATATAGGAACAGAATCAAGAACAACTTGGATTGACTCAACCGTATATCCAAAACCTTTTTCAACTAAATTTAATTCATCTAATACCGGAACATTTCCAGTTATTGTTGGACAATCGGGTTTAGGTCAAACAGTATTATTCGAACAAGAGGTAGGCACTGATCAAGTTAATCCAGATGGAACAACTACATTAGTAACTTCATTTGTTAAATCATACGACTTTGACTTACAGGCAAGACAAGCTGATTCAACGGGTAAGCCCACTGGGCCATCTGTTTCGGGAGAAACATTTTTAGCTGTTAGACGTTTTGTACCTGATTTTAAATCATTAGTAGGAAATGCTTTAATAACATTAGCTGTAAAAAGATATCCTCAACAATCAGAAACAGTTACTACATTAAGTCCATTTACAATTACCTCAAGTACTAATAAAAAAGATACCAGAGCTAGAGGACGTTTTGTAAATATTAAAATTGAAAATAATGCTATCTCAGAATCATGGAGATTTGGCACATTTAGAATAGACATACAACCGGATGGTAGAAGATAATGACTAAAATAAATATTAGAATACCAGAACCAAAAGAAGAATATGATGTATCAAACCAAAAACAAATTAATAGAGCTATTCAAGGTATTGTGGAACAATTAAACTCTACATACTTACAAGAATTAAAAGAAGATACTGAACGATATGCTTGGTTCAAAGGTGGTAATAATGGAGGTGATTGTTAGTGTCTTGTAATAATGTAAACACAACAGGATCAACTGTACCAGGATCAAGTGATATCGATTTTTATCTTGCTGTTGCTAAAGGTGATTTTACTGGTTATTCCAATGTAAGTAAGTTTGGTTATAATCCAACCGTTGGATCTAGTGATTATGAAAGTATCTGGGAAGGTTCTAATGCTTATCCTTGGATGAGTGCAGCGGATCAATTAGAAGTTTTAAGTTCTAGTGCTAATGATACATCTGCAGGAACTGGAGCAAGAACAGTTGAGTTACAAGGTTTAGATTCTAGTTGGAATTTATTAACAGAGACAGTAACTATGAATGGCACAACTGCTGTTACAACTACTGGATCTTTTTTAAGAATTTTTAGAGCAAGAGTAGTGACTGCTGGAAGTTCTGAAAGAAACGAAGGAACTATTACTGTCCGAGATCAAGATACGTCTACTACAAGAGGATTAATTACTAATGGAGCAACCAATGGAATGGGTCAAACTTTAATGGCTATATACACTATACCGGCAGGAAAAACTGGATATATTATAAACATAAATATATCTTCTGCCAAAGATCAAGAACAAACATATAGGTTATTGTCTAGAGATAATACAGTTGCAAATGCAGCGTGGAACGTAAAAGAATTTTTAACAGGTAGAGGTGGATTTTCAGATTGGAAAAAATACGCTATAAACAAAGCAACAGAAAAAACAGATTTAGATTTTCAAGTGATATCTAATTCTACATCATCGTCAGCAGGAGGATTTGAGTTAATACTCATTGATAATTAATGGCAAACGTATATAAAAATGCATTTTATGCACCAACTACTACTTCAGCGGAAACAATTTATACTTGTCCTGCAGAAGCTAG